CTTCCTAAACGAAGCTTCGAACCGACGCGGAACTAGAAAAGGCGACGTTTTTCGAGAGCGGGTAGTTAAGGTTTCCATGCTTCAACCACCTGACAAAGTCTTGCATCGAAAGATCAACCATGCTATGGAAGATCTCATTGCTCTTATTGTGGCCTGACATGTAAATAGAAAGAGCTTCTTCTTTTGATTGAAACCCTAGCATCACTTTGTGCTCATCGAATACGTCGTTCGCGTGAACATGAGTTTGATTCACTACGTAGACTCTTTGAGCTTCAGTACAATCTCCAATGTAGCAATCTATCTCATCTCCATCAGCACCGATATAGCCATCAATAAAGCCATAATCTGCAGGACTCTCTCCCTTCCAAGATTTTCCACCTCTCATAGTTCCCTTAGGATACTCAATACAGCAAACTAAGGGACCCACTCGTTTCTCTGAGACAATTTTCGGAGGAGTTCCGATGGGCAGTTGCATTCTTTCCTCCTATCTTTTGGGTTTCTTTGTCTCATGTTTCAACGAATGCCTCACAGATTGATTGAGAGATTTCGTAGTGGTAGAAGCTGCGGCTCCTGCTCCAGCAGGTTTATCTTTTCCCTGGGTTAGTCTACGACTCTTGTGCCAAACTAAGCCCTTTACACCAACAGGCTTAGCTTCTACTGGAAGCTGCTCACCTTCTCTTGCTCCCGGTTTTTTTTGATCTGTTTTCTCTCCTACTTCAACTCCACCTGCTTCGAGGTCATCTCCACCGTCAAGCTCGAATTGCTCTGCCATCATTACTTCAGAAGCATACAGATCCGGAGTAGCAGCTACAGCTTCTTGAGTGATGTTAAACAGGCCGTGAGTACCAGAACCATTAGCAAGCTCTGCGCGTGCTTCTTTCTTGGTAAGCAAGTCGGCGTTGTAACCCATAAGAACTGATTCAACGGCTGACTTAGCAAGATCATAACGTTCCTTCTCAGTCAGAGCACGAATTGGAGTCCAATGATAAGCTAGATCCTCAGCAACCTGACCAAAACACGACATACAGATTACTGGAAGAAGCTTATCGATGACAGGATTAGCTTCAGAGATTCTCTTCTCTTCTACCATGTTGTCGTAGATTTGAAGAGAAGCGCCTCCGTTGTTACCCATCTCACCGCCCATACCCTGATTACGACCAAAGATAACTTCGTAAGGGATACCAGTTGCCGCGGCAAGATCTTTCATGAACTCTCTGTAGACGTCAGAGATTCCACCGAAACCGTATGACTTTCCGTCTAGTTGGCCGTCCTTACCAAGAACAAGAAGACCATTGTTATTCAGCTGCTGAGAGATCATTTCCATGCGCTGAATGAACATGTTGTAAGCGTCGTTAGAAGCACCGGCTCCGGACATCATAGTAGCCAGCATCGGTTCTTTGATCGTTAGCACCTGGGCGCGTGTCAATAATGATACGATGTTCCAGGAACTATAATCACGCTTCTTGAGCTCGTCGAAGATTACTTCTACTTCCGACATTCCCCAGTAGAGTTCGACCTGGACTTCCCACTGCGGAAGTTCTCTTCCTGTAAACCGGAGGATTCTTGAGTGGTGAACTGTGACATTGCCGGCATCCATGATGCAATTGTAATAGGTCGGCAACCCGAAAGATTCCGGATCATTAATATCTGAGTTGATCTCGGGACCCGGGATGATTCCCGACCAACGGTCAAGGACAATAAGACCTTTGTATGAACCAACTTCAACATCATCAAGCTCCAGCGGCTTACGAAGATCGTTGTGTCCTTCGATAGCTATAATGGCGCCAGCTCCGCCGAACAGCCTTCCCCACTTAGCTAGCGAACGAAGTCTAGGAATAGTTCTAGTCTTGAGCAAAACATTTCTGAACAATGAAACTTGCTCAGGCGTGAGATCAAAATCTAGTACAGGGAAAGCCTTGAATACATCGTTAGCAACTTGATCGATGATTTTGCGAACAATCCATGAGCTACGGTACAGACTCAGTATCAAAGGATACTGCTCTGTGAGTCTAACGATTGGATAGTTTCCCGTATTTACTAGATTAGGAGTACCATTTCCAGTTCGAGCTGCTACGTTCTGATAGCTATCAGTCATCACTGGCTGAAGCTGTCTTAAAGCATCGAGATCTACGGGATCAAAGAGACTATCCGCGATCTTTGCTTTCTTTTTGGTACTAGAACGTGGCATTAGGCAGCCTTTCTGATGTCAGCTACTTTCTGAATATTTAGAATCCTCCACTCAGGATAAAGATACGTGAGCGCGTATCGGTCGGCATCTTGAGTGTGATCGTTTACTTTCAAAGGTCTTTCGGTACCGTCTTCGGCAGCCTTGACATCCCATGCGTAAAGACCTTTTTCACGTCGCCATTCCTTACAATCTTTACGGACTCTGCGATTTCCGGTTGCTTCAACTTCAGAGACTCGATGGATTCCGTTGAGAACGTCGTTGTCAGCGTCAACAACGATAAAGCCTCTTTGGATGAGTTCAACCTTGAACGAAGTGGCTGAGGGGTCCACGACAAGGATTGGACGCGCTGGAGCAACACGGCGTGACTTCTTAATGAAATCCTCGAGATCGTCAGCATATTCCCTATCCGTTTTCTGTCTCATTTCTTTGACAGAATCCCAGTAGTACTCTCTGTCTAGCCAAGTTACTTGTCCATCATCGAAATATTCTAAGAAGACACATGGATTATGTGTTCCATAGTCTATTGCGATAATATGCTGAGTAAATCCACCGGAGCCGAATAAACCAGGGGGATGGAATCCATCGTCATACAGAAATTTGTCGTCCCAACTGTCCTTATAGACAGCGCCTTCAGCCACCACCCATAGTCCAAGGATGTACCTGAGATAATAGACGCCTTTCTGTGAGGCAATGATCTGTCTCTTAGAGATGGGGTCAAGATTCGGGTTGTCGTCCAGAGTAAAGTGAATGACTTCGAGGTCTGCTGTGAAGTTTTCATTGTGGATGACATCCGTGTACAGGTAGTGTTGAGGAGTACCTGGGTTCGTAGTGGCATACAGTCTCGATCCCGGAGGAGAGAGACGCATGAATAACTGCTTCGTAAAGCTCTGCGGAAATTCAGTCCACTCATCACAGATCGCAATGGCGATCGTCATACCAAGAATCTGCTTATAAGAAGCTTCGTCCTTGGCTCCGATTACGAACCATTGCGTACCGAAAAGTTCTAATTCCCCCGTAGCTCGGTTGTATGCATAGTTCTTTTTGCCGACAACCTGAAATAAGTCGAGGAGTATGTTCTTATAGACTGACTGTTTGGTCGCGCCGCAAATAACTCTTTTTCCAGCAACTTTATAGAGGCAAAGTTGTGATATGATCTTAGCGTCGACAGCAAAGGTCTTTCCACTACGAACACTTCCTTCTAATAGGGTGTACTTTTTATCCTGGCTCGGGTGCCGGCGAACAAACTTACTCGCTTTAGCGCCAAACTGTGCGAATACAGGCATAGGAAGAATCACGTCCTTGCCGCTGCTTTAGGGTTTCTACTCGATTCCCGAACAACGGAGGTTAGTTACCGCGAAATAGGCGGGATGTATGGGTTTGGATCTTCATCTGGAAATCTCCAGTAAAATCCGTGAACCTGGTTGATAGAGCCATGCTGACAGCTAGTTCTACGTTCGATCTGACGTCCGTAACCATCTTGCTTGTTTTCGTCAACTGAAACGATTACAAGGTTGACCATGGTTGGACCCCAGACAGTCGTAACTAGTGCATCACAGGCTGTACCATCAGATTCGTGCCACACAACCGGTTTACCAACTTCCGGTTTGCGTTCCACGTGATTCATCCTCCTTTCGTTAGGATCTTAACCGATTCTCCAAGCAGTACCGTCGGAGAATACAGGAACTTTGTTCGTACCGCTACCGGCAACTACTGAATTGAAAGTAGTAGCAGTAGCATCAGTCACCATAGCCCTAGCACCATCACCCGCAGTAGCAGCAGCTGGAAGAGAAGCCACGGCAACAGGAGTCGTCTGGATATATGGAACTGTAACCGGCTTGGAGATAGTAACTACATTAGCAGTAGTAACTCCATCATCAATCGACGAATTAGCTCCAATCGCATCAGCAGCCGTCGCCTTAGGAATGAATCCCGCTGTCAGTCCAGTGATCTCACTGCCCGCAGCTACTGTGCTTCCTTTGTACTTCAGTGTAGTGCCGTCGTCGACCAGACCAGAGGCTCCCATAATGCCTACGCCCTGCTCTTGGCTAACTACTTTAGGAATAGCGTTATTGGCTGTTGGAAGAGAAGCTGCTAACGTCGAAATAGACATAATTGATCCTTTCTTTATGCTGGGCGATGATCGGCAGCACCGCCCAGCCTTTGCGCTTTCGCGCACTGCAACCGTAGCAGGAGGTCTGGTGCACGGTTACACCTTTAAAGTCACCCCGAAAAATTTTAGATGTTGTACGTGGGCCGGTCTATTCTTCTACGAAAGATCCGGTCAAGCGACCATGCTTGAACTTCTTTAGTCTCTTCTTCTCCAAACTGGAATCGTCCTACTCTCTGGCTGCCAGCCACCGTCCTCACTTGCCTAGTACGGGCGGTATCAACAGCTAAGGCCTTATGGTCTCCACAGAAATGTTGAGAACCAGCATAATAAAGACCTGGTTGACCACAAAAGCATTTACCAGAAGGAACCATTTCAGACTCCGTAAATCTGTTGAAGAAGATCGGCTTTATTTAGAGCAAACTTGATGAATTCAATTCTCGAACTACAGCCGACTTTATTGTAGATGTTTTGGAGATGTCTCCTGACGGTTACGGTTTTTATTCCGAACTCTTTGGCTATCTTTGCATCAGACCAACCAAGTAGGATGTGCCTCGAGATCATTGCTTCAGCTTTTGTCATCACAGTAACATTTTAAAGATTATGTCACAACTAATTTGTCACGTACTACACAAGCGTCAACTTCAGTCTCTGATTTGTTCAGAATCTTACAGCAATCACACCCAGGTACGTGACAGGATGATCCGCTATAATTGTCACCACCATGAGTCGTTAGGTCATGAAGGCAAGTAGAACGGTGGCAGTGAAACTGAAGCATATGTTTTCCCTTCACAGTAACATTTTGAAGACTATATCACAACTTTTAGTTGCTAAGGTCTCTTACCAGGAAAAGCAGGAGGAATTCCTTTCCACTTAGCTAGCAATCCGAGTCTGAACTGTGGAGTTTTGACTTCTGTTTTGGGTTTCATGGCTTACCTCATCTGGAGTCCGAAATTTGGCCGCCGGAAACCAGGCGGACGGCTAACACATTTCGATTTGTATACGTTTCGGAATATGTTATTATTAATTCATAAGCTAATGAGCAGTAAAAAAGGAGAGTAACGAAATGAAAACGAAAATGCTCGCAGTAACGATCATCACGTACTTCGTCGCTACTTGCCTTCACCTGTTCTAGCTAATTCACACAAGGAGAACATCAACCATGACAGCTCAAGTTCAACTCGCAGACGGCAGCATCGTCACAGCCACCATCATCAAGCAGCCCAAGGCCGTACCAGCCAAGCTCAAGTCCTACCATATCCTCCCCACCTGCCCTCTCTCGTTCAAGGGCAAGCAACGTCAGGCCACGGCCGATGCTCTCCGGAGCAAGCCAGAGGAGTTCCTCTCCAGAGAGGCCGTAGCCGAGATAGCAGGCGACAAGCTGAAGACCAAGTTCGCCGCAGCTGAGTCGGCCGGATGGCACCTCCACCAGCTCGAGAAACTTGGATTCGTAGAGTCCAAGTAGCTTGATCGCTCTCCAGAGCTTACGAGCTTTGGAGAGCGCTCACTACGACGCTAAAGGAGAATGGAAATGAACTACGTCTATGCAGTCGGAATCCCGGTGATCGCCAGCGTCGTGACGCTGATGGCGATGGTAGTATTTCTTCCTAGGAGGGCAAAGTGACGATCACCTTTGTTCTCGTACCCTCAATCAACTGGCTGATCCTGCCGTTCGTCGCATTCTTGGCCTACGCGCTGTTCAACAAGAAATCTCATCGGAGGAAGTAACATGCCGAAGCACTACTGTGAAGTGAAGTGGGGTATCTGTCGGATGTACGTCCAGTTCTTCTGGGGCGAAGTTCCTCAGTACGCTAAGGTCTACGATCCTGCTGAAGCTGTCGGAATGTTCGATGAAATCCGGCAGTGGTCTGAAAACCACGTCGCACCAAACATGGACGGCTACGATGCTGATGAAGATCGTCCCGAACCGATTCACGCCGGTAACTAAAGTTTGAGAGGTACACGATTAAAGTTGTGTACTTCTCAAACGAGTTGTTTTATAATGGTATCATAATAGCAGTAAACAACAAATCAAGGAGAACACATCATGAAAAATGAAAAGAACAGCACGAAGGACAATGGCAACGTAGTCGTTGCAGAAACCCCGAAACCCGCAGTGCAGGCCGTTGCGACTGAAGTAAAGACGAAGAGCACTCCACCTGCCGAACGTCGGTACCAGTTGATTGCAGCTCCTGCAATCGCTCCTCGTGGCAAACAGCGTCAGATTGTCATCAACGCTCTTGCACAGGACAAGGATCGTGAATTCACGATCGATGAAGTTACCGAGTTCGCCACGAAAGCCGGATTGACAGCGAACGCTGGGGTGAAAGCCTCTTGCATGTGGCATCTTCACCATCTGCAAAAGCTCGGCATCGCGAAGATCGTCAATCCGACGATTACCGTCGAGACTCCGAAGGTCGAAACTGAAGTCGTAGCGTCGTAACCGATGGGGAGGGTCGAAAGGCCCTCCCTTTCCTTATGCTCATCTACATGGTGGTCATAAGAAAAGGAGAACACGGTGATTCACATCACGACTGAAACGAAAGATCAGACGTTTGTCATTGGAACCGAATGGCGTTTGATCTTCGAGAACAAGGTACCGAACGTTCACTTCGATACCGAATTTGAAGCTCATCAGCAGTTATCGAGACTTCAGTGCCTTACCGATGTCATTGAGGACGATTTCAGCATCGCGCCACGGAGGAAGTTGAAATGAACCACGACGCTTACATCTTTGCTGCTGGTTACCTGTTCGGCAAGCTAATCGAATGGGCTGTAAACAAGTCCGCCGATTTGTACGTTCAGTGGAAGCATAGACCAGTTTCTGCACCGCTCACTTTGCCAGAGTATTTCGGAAAGCCGTATCATCGCGAGCCGACTCATGTTGAAAAGGTTACCGAGATGCTTGATCGACTGGAGGAGAAATGATTACTCGTCTGCAGTATGATTTCCGCGTTTCACAGTTCCTTCAGTTGCAGGACGACATTCGTCGGTCGATTAACTTCCTTCGTATCTTCAACCCTGAGCTTTCGACCGTCTCGATCGAAAGACAAGCCACCCGTCTTGAAGAGTACGGCAATCAGCTCACGGAGCTATCAAAACAGCTTAGGTCTGAGCTTCCTCATCCCGCTCCTCCCCAGGCTCAGGAGCAGGCGCAGAATTAATTGCTTGAGCCAGAGCAAGAAGCTCCGTATTTTGAGCTACCATTACTTTCTCTGGCGTCTTGCCTTCGGTCGACTCACGAAGTTCAGTAATCGCGGTAAAGCAGATGTTATCTTTACCGACAAGCGCCAAAGCTCGTCGAATGGTCTGTGAAGCAATTGCGTCGGCCCACCGACTTCCTTCAGGCAAGCCAAACTGCTCTCGGATGTCTTCGGGTACAAGACGACCTAACCACTGACGGTATCCCTCACTCAAAAGCTTCGCGCCGACTTTCTTGTCGATGACATCTGGGTCATCCGTGTGATAGAAGCTGGCCACGGTGCTCCTTTCTGCGGGTTACCGCGAGATGCTATAAGTAACTATAAAATGGTTACTTTGTTAACTTAATGTGAAGAACGGTATACACTGCATTTTTATGATGTATACCCAAATGTTACCCTTTTCTCATCCACGCGTAGATCAATAATGATCCGCGCTAGCGTATAGGCTTGAGTTCTAACAGTTGGTTGCTCACAACTCGCTGGATGACTTTGATCCGAGAGTCGCCGGAAGGCAAAGCACGAAGGAAGTGCATCTTCTGCTGTGTTACGTAGTTCCGGCCTTCTTTGCTCGTGATCAACAAGAGCGATTCGTCTTTCAGACCTTCGATTGCAGCCGCAGCTGGTATGTGGATGTGTTCATCGTGACTAGGTTGAAGTCCATAGTGCTGTAATCTACCAACCTCTTCTTGCGATAAAAGGCAGCAGTCCATCGAAACCCTTTTCTGGTGGAATGTAAATTGTGCTCCGTCATTAATGGCTACGGAGAACCGACTCAATCAAACGCATTTACGAAGTTTGACTGGTTTTACCGGAAGCTGTGTGTCCGACGGTAACCCGGATTTCGCCGCAAATCTCACGAAAAAGAACTGGAAACCACTAGCCCCATTTATCATTGTATACTACCATTATAGCATGTTTACACTTACAAATCACTCAATGCCATATTGCACATTCACCTCTGTCTCCCTACGCGCAGGCACGTGTGACGCACACATAATAGTCAAAAAATCCCACTCTTTTTTACAAAAGGCAACAGGGCTAGGACTCGCGGTCTTATTTAGGGACTCAAGGTTCACGGTAACATGAAAGGTAACATGATGTTACAAGTCCTTTGATCAAGTATTTGATTTGATTAAACTTACATCATACAGTAACATTGTGATGAAAAATGCTATATTTCTCTTTCATTGCTTTAAAAAATGTGATGATGCAAAATGCCTTGACGTATATGCGCTCAGGTACGTGCCTGCCCGGGCGAATCGACGCGCTCAGGTACGTGCCCTCAGGTACGTGCTCTCAGGTACGTGTACGGCGCGCGTACGTACAGTCAGGTACATGCCTCTGAGTACGTACGGTCAGGTACGTACAGTCAGGTACGTATTCCGGCCAGGCACGTGCCTAGGCACGTAAGATGTTACCTTCATGTTACCTGATCTTCATATAAAAAATGTGTTTACAACCGATACTAAGTTGTTATATAATAGAATTATGGAGAATAGCAAATGAAAGCCACTCTACGGCTCAGGGTAGACGTTAACACTACTCTTGAAGTGGTTGTAAATGAACTCTTAAAGCTTTTACCAAGTTTAGGTCAGAAACGTATCTCCGATATTGATTACGCTCATCGGTTTGTAGATCCATCAGGTCAAGCCAATGTCATTCGTCTTGTTGATGCTAGAGAATACGATCCTGGCGAGTACTCTGCACAATCCAGAAGTAAGAGAGAAAGTAATTCAGAAAATGAATTACAGCTACTGGAAGAGGAAGCAAAGAGAGAAAACAAAAATAAAGCTAAAGAACCTGGAAAGGGTTACGTCAAACTATGAGCTGGACTAAAGAAATTCCGAAAGAAAAAGGTTATTACTGGATGAAAGAAGAAGGCAGAGAACCCATAGTAATAGACGTATGGATTAGTTCTCACGATGGCACTGTTTATGGAGAGAAGCCAGCTGATGATTGCGGCTACGATCTTGCTTTTTACGATTATGAGTACTGGTCTGAAAAGCTCGTAGCTCCAGATTACGACGATAAAAAAAGTTTTACTTCTGTATAAAATGTTGTATACAACCGATAAAAGTTGTATTATAATAATTATATGATAAGAATTTGACGGACTGCTACCGTAGACTAATGCTCAAGCGTTAGTCTCGGTGGGAAATAAGACTGAAAGGAGGGTATCTATATGCGCTTTGGCCTTAATGGCACGTATAATGTTAAGGCCGAAGCTGTTATTGATCCAATCACTAGGGCTTTGATTACCAAACAGCAGTTACGGTGGCCGGCCGCTAAAAGGTGGGTGGTCGGCCATCGGGAAAAGGTGCTACCGTAGACTTTCGCTCAAGCGGAAGTATCGGTGGGGAAAAGGAGAACAGCATGATGCCTCTAATTTCAACACGCAACGATCTCGATGAACTCGAGTTCTTAAAGGGACTTCGAGACAAGATCAATACTGTGTACGAGCTGCATTCATCGGAAGAGGATGACACGGCGTACACATTCGTCATCTGGCCTAAGAACGTCGAGGACAAGAATCACATTCTCTATACGGTTGAACAGAACATCAGGACTGAAGAGCCTGACGGCTGGGAAACAAAGATCTATGACAATGGTACTGGCATCTTAATCGTTACATCAGTTCTTACCAGAAGGTAAGAGAAAGCGAGTCTTACGAATGGCAAAGCACGGTTACAAGTGCACATGCGGATGGCAACTGAACCGAGGTCAACTAACAAGGCATGAGTATGCCGACAAAAAGATCAAGCACGCTCAGACCTGTGAAGCCCTTGCTAAGGAACTGGAAATTAGCAGAAGGGCGGCCAGCAAGTGAAAATCGGAGAAATGCTCAAGCAGGAAGTCAAGAAGACGAGTGAATTTCGATCCAAAAACTACAGCACAGCCTTAGGTGATGATTACCCTGAGGTTGTGAATGAAGTCATCGATGGTGCTGGAGATTTCCTGATAGCTCAAATGGCGATAGATCTGATGAGGTCTTCTATGGTCAGCCCTGAGCGCATGCTCAAGCAGATGAATGACGGTCTGCCTTATCAGATCATCGTCAAGGACAATCAGAAGTTCTTTGAAATTCAGCTGCAGATGCTCTATTGGGGCATTCAAATTGGCCGACGTCTCGAACGTGAGCAGCAGGAAGTGCTCAGGAAGATGGAGACGAAAGGATGAACGATCCTAGAGATCTTCAGATGATTATATCTCCTGGTCTGTGGCCGGCATGGCCATTCCTACCTCTCAAGAACTACAAGTTAGCTGAACGCTTCGGTCCTCCTAAGTTCGGTTTTCTTTTAGATGACCCAAATTCGAAGTTGAAAGTCTATGAAGGAAACATTTTCAACCGTCAAGCGGTAGCTGAAGCTCCAGTTATTGCTGAGTTCACTACTGCTGAGGAGCTTTTAGACGCCGGCTGGGAGGTAGACTGATGGAACTAGTCGGCTTCACAGGCACTCAGAAAGGCATGACTGGCGAGCAAATGGATGGAGTCATCACACTGCTCAAACAGTACAAATCTGAGTTAGCTCAGTTTAGACACGGGTTATGTGTAGGAGCTGATGTTCAGGCTGCTACGCTAGCCTACGTCTTCGGCTACCACATCGTTGCTTACCCAGGTCATCCTGAGTGGAACGTCAAAGACCTCTCAAGACGCGGAGTATGCTTCAATCATGAAGTAATGAAAGAAGAAAGCTTTCTCAAGAGAAACCAGAGCATCATAAATGCTTCGAGAGTGCTAATAGCTGCTCCGAAAGACATGTATGAGGTTCTTCGATCTGGAACATGGGCTGCTGTTCGTTACGCAAGGACTCAGAACGTCAAAATTTGGATAGTTCGTCCAGATGGGAGTCTAAGATGAGTCTCCAAGGCGCTAACAAATTTCACGCGCATCTAGATGTATGTGCGCAATGTCGTGAACATCCATTCAATTTATGTTTGGAAGGGCATAGCATTTTGATGGATGCTATCCAAGGTCTCGAAGGACCTGAGAATCTGGTCGATGCTGGTGAGAACATTCGAGAATTTGTGAGAAAGAGGACACAAAATGATGAATCTCGATAAGATT